TTTTTAATAAATCTATAGATGATATGATAAAAGATAAAGATAGATAATATGGGGTTTAAACTAGGTAGAAGTAGAGGTAATTACGCTGTTGGTGGAGAGATCAGAACAAAAATGCGTTTTGGTGCTGAAGCTGGTGGTGACGCATCTATTCCTGGAACACCTGTTATCAGAAAACCACTAGAAGAAGGAGTGTTAGGTGAAGCTAATATGGATGGAACTATATATATAAGCGATAAAATAATACCTGGTAGTGAAGAAGAAAGACAAGTAATAAATCACGAAATGCGACATGCTACTGATATGAAAACTGGTAAGCTAGAGTATGGAGATGATTATGTAAAATATAATGGCGATACATTTGCAAGAGAAACTATAAATGGTAAAGACATGATTAATATTTACGGCGAGTGGAAAGAAGCTGGAGATCATGGTTTTCCTTGGGAAGATGACGCTAACAACGGTAACATTTAAAAAAACAAAATATGGCATTTAAAATGAGAGGTATGAGCTTTAAGAGTTCACCAATTGAAAAAGATTTACCTGAAGGATCTAAGTCTGAAACATACAAAACTAGTAAATCAAAATCAATGAACAAAGAATTCACAGGAAGAAAAAGTGAATCATTTGAACATTACGATTCTATGATCCAAGACGTAAGAGAAGATTTGTTTCGAGAAAGAATATCTAAAGTAGAGGCCAATAAAAAGATAAAGAAGTTAAAAAAACTAAGAGACACTTTTAAACAATAAAAATGAGTATATTAGCAAGTATATTTTCAGGTGGAGCTACTGAATTAATAAAAGGCGTAGGTGGAGTTATAGATAACCTACATACGTCTAAAGAAGAAAAGCTTGATGCCGAAAAGAAAATAAAAGATATGATAATGGGTTACGAAGCTGAGATGCAAAAGCAAGTAACTGAAAGATGGTCGATGGATATGAAGTCGGACTCTTGGTTAAGTAAAAATATAAGACCACTAGTTTTAATATTTCTAGTAGTATCAACAGTGTTATTAGTTTTTATAGACGCTGGTGTTATTGCTTTTGAAGTTAAAGCTTCGTGGGTAGACTTATTACAATTAGTATTAATAACTGTGATCGGTGCTTATTTTGGCGGTAGATCACTAGAAAAAGTAAAAAAATAAAAATATGCACGGAAAATTCTTTACAACAACAGTAAAGCCTACAACTTTTGTTGTTGGCGATATGGACGGCGGGGCTTATAACGCTAACGACGCTTTATTTGATTGGCACGGTTTTAAGATACCAACAGGGACGGCGCGTTTAATGGGTGCAACGGCTATTATAAGAGGTAACGATGGAACTGCTCAGTCTTTAGCGGGTGAGTTGTATTTTGCAACGTCTGGAGATTTTACATTTGGTACTTCAGATGCGGCTTTATCAGCACAACAACTAGGTAATTTTGTTTTTGGTTTTATTGACTTTGAGGATAAAGATGATTCACCAGCCTTGTCAAATATAAAAATATCCGAAATGACTAAAGACACAAACAATACTCAAATATTGTTTGCACCTAGAACAGAAGCAATAGGATCGTCAGCTCCAAATATAGGTGCGGATGGATTTACTACTTATTACATGGCTTTTAGATCTACCGGTACACCTAATTTTGCTAGTACAGTTACGATAAACATGACAGATGCAGGTGACTTAGCTGCTCTTGGTACAGCTGTGTTAACAGTAGATACAAAAGATCCAAGAATAACAATGTCACCGGGTGACGTTTTAGTTGCACAAGATGGAGCTGCGGTAGGTACTATAAAAAGTATTGATTCAGATGTTCAAATAACTTTAACGTCTCCACACACAGCTGCGTTAACAAATAACGACGAGTTGTATATACAGTCACCAGTATCTTTTATATTAAACTTTGAATATTAAAAACAAATTAAATTAACTTAAATTAAATAAAATGGCAAAGAACACAAACAAGAAAATCAAGGAGTTGAAGGCTGAAAAACCTTCTAAAATTACAAACGAAGAATTAAATCAAGTACAATCAGTAATTAACGATATTAATAGAGCGCAACTAGAAGTTGGATCTATGGAAAGTAAAAAGCACAATCTTTTACACCACGTATCGGTATTGCAAGAACAGTTAGGTAAAATGCAAGTCGACTTTGAAAAGACTTATGGTACAGCTGACATTAACATTCAAGATGGTACTATAAATCACAAAGAAGATGTCAAAACTGATTAGAAAAATTACTGTAGGTAAAGACTATAAAAACGACGCTATGCATTATGCTGTTGGTCAAGAAGTTTACGGGGGACATACAATATCTGATATTATAGAAGAGAAAGATAAATATTCTATTTATATAAAGAAAAATAAAGATGTCTTACCGTGGAAAGACTTTAACAAGAATATGGCGGTATCTGTAGAATACAATCTAGAGTACTAATGAAAGCGCCCTTTGACTTTGTTATAGAGCCAAAAGGAAATAGATATAACAATACCACTAAAGTTGGTAATAAAGATCTTATAATTAACACTGAGGTTTATAACCATCAATTTGTAAATAGAGAAGCTATTGTTAAATCAGTTCCTACGGCTTTTGAAACAGAGATACAACCTGGAGATACTATTATAACACATCACAACGTGTTTAGGCGTTGGCATGACGTTAGAGGTAACGAAAAGAATAGTAGAAGTTATTTTGATGAAAACACTTATCTTGTAAAAGAAGATCAAGTTTTTTTATATAAAAGAAACGGAGAGTGGAAGGCTCCTAGAGGATATTGTTTTGTACAGCCTATCAAAGAAAGAAAACAATTAGGAGTAGATCAAGAAGAGTCGTGTATCGGTATCGTTAAGCATACTGACGGTTCTTACGAAAAAGGAGATCTAGTAGGATTCACACCTTTTTCAACATACGAGTTTGTAGTTGATGGAAAGAGACTATATAGAGTTATGACACAATTTATTACAATTAAATATGAATACGAAGGAAACGAAGAGGAGTATAATCCAAGCTGGGCAGAGAGCAGTTGAAGAACTGATTAAAGTCGCTAAAGAACCGATTGTAGATTCAGACGACGATATATCAGCAGATAGATTAAAAAATGCCGCGGCTACTAAAAAACTAGCTATATTTGACGCATTCGAAATACTTAACAGAATCCAAGAAGAAGAAAACTTACTCGAGGGCAAAGCACCTGAAGAGGCAGAGAAAAAAGTCTTTAAAGGATTCGCAGAAGGTAGATCTAAGTAATGTACAAGCAAAGTTTAGTTAATACAGTAGAACCCATTAAAAAGACCACGATTACCAGAATGAACAGAGGTAAGAAGTGGAAATATGGTTACAACAAAGAACACGACTTAATTGTGTTATCACACAATGGAGTTATAGGAGAAATTATAGAGATACAAAATTTAATTATAGCGCTACCGAAACCACCTAAAGAAGTATATAAGCATCCAAAGAATAAATGGGTTAAGCAGGACTATCCTAAAGAGCTCCAGAGGATCAAGAACATATTCGATTGGAGGAATTATCCGGAAAATAATAAAGAAAAATGGTACGATTACATAGATGAAGAATTCAAACGACGAGATGAAGGATTCTGGTTCACGAATAATGGTAAACCAACCTGGATAACCGGTACGCACTATATGTATTTACAATGGAGTAAGATTGATGTTGGAGCTCCAGACTTTAGAGAAGCAAACAGATTGTTCTATATATTCTGGGAAGCCTGTAAAGCGGACAAAAGATGTTACGGAATATGCTACCTTAAAAACCGTAGATCAGGATTTTCTTTTATGTCATCAGCAGAAACAGTTAATTTAGCTACTATATCAAGTGATAGTAGATATGGTATACTATCAAAATCAGGTGCAGATGCGAAGAAAATGTTTACAGACAAAGTTGTTCCTATATCAATTAACTACCCATTCTTTTTTAAACCTATACAAGATGGAATGGATAGACCTAAATCTGAATTAGCGTATAGGGTACCAGCTAGTAAGTTTACAAGAAAAAAGATCACAGCAAACGAACAACTTGAAGATATTAAAGGCTTAGATACAACTATCGATTGGAAAAACACAGGAGACAACAGTTATGATGGTGAAAAGCTAAACCTATTAGTACATGATGAAAGTGGTAAATGGGAAAGACCTGATAACATATTAAATAACTGGAGGGTTACAAAAACATGTTTGCGACTAGGTAGTAGAATAGTAGGAAAATGTATGATGGGTAGTACTTCAAACGCCTTAGATAAAGGTGGAGGAAATTTTAAAAAACTATACAATGCTTCAGACGTTACCTCACGAAATCGTAATGGACAAACAAAATCTGGTTTATATTCTCTTTTTATCCCAATGGAGTGGAACTACGAAGGCTTTATTGATGAATACGGATATCCAGTCTTCGATAGTCCAGATAATGATGTACTCGGACCAGACGGTGAATTAATTGATGTAGGTATAATAGAGCATTGGAACAACGAGGCTGAAGGACTTAAATCTGATAGTGATGGATTAAATGAATTTTATAGACAATTTCCAAGAACTACAGAGCACGCGTTTAGAGATGAAGCTAAAAACTCTATATTCAACTTAGCTAAAATATACGAGCAAATAGATTATAACGAAGGAATAGGCGCACAAGGTAATATAAGCACAGGAAACTTTCAATGGGTTAATGGAGTAAAAGATACACAGGTTATATTTTATCCAGATCCAAAAGGTAGATTTAAAGTAAGTTGGGTTCCACCTCAACATATGCAGAACAAGATAATTGTAAAAAATGGTATTAAGTATCCTGCAAACGAACATATAGGAGCTTTTGGTTGTGACAGTTACGATATATCAGGAACTGTTGATGGTAAAGGATCTAATGGAGCTTTACACGGGCTAACTAAGTTTAGTATGGAAGACGCTCCTCCAAACCACATGTTCCTGGAGTACGTGTCAAGACCACCAACAGCGGATATATTTTTTGAAGATATATTAATGGCTTTAGTATTTTATGGAATGCCATTGCTTTGTGAGAACAATAAACCTAGATTGTTGTACTATTTAAGAAGAAGAGGATATAGGGGTTACTCAATGAATAGACCAGATAGAACTTGGAACAAGTTATCTGTAACAGAAAAAGAAATAGGTGGTATACCTAACTCAAGTGAAGATATAAAGCAAGCTCATGCAGCCGCTATTGAAATGTACATACAGAGTCACGTTGGTCATTTAGGTGATGGGAATTACGGAAACATATATTTCAACGAAACACTAAACGATTGGGCTAGATTTGATATAAACAAAAGAACAAAGTTTGATGCGTCTATAAGTTCTGGATTAGCTATTATGGCTTGTAACAGACATTTATACGCTCCAAACGCTAAAATAGAGAAACAAAAGTTAAATATAAATATTGCGAAGTATACTAACACTGGAAACGCATCAAAAATAATAAAGTAAAATATGGCAGAGTCTGTTATAAATAATTATTTTCCTAGTCAAGTCGTAAGCGATGCTGAAAAGCTAAGTTATGACTACGGGTTAAAAGTAGCTAAAGCTATTGAAAGCGAGTGGTTTAATAAAGACCGCGGTTACAATAGATACGCTACTAATCAAAACAATTTTCACAACTTAAGATTATACGCTAGTGGAAATCAATCAATTCAAAAATATAAAGATGAGTTATCTATAAACGGTGACTTAAGCTACTTAAACCTTGATTGGACGCCAGTTCCAATTATCCCTAAGTTTGTTGATATTGTTGTAAACGGTATTGCTGAAAGGATGTATGATATAAAAGCTTACTCACAAGATCCTTATGGAGTAGCAAAAAGAACTGAGTATATGGAATCTATACTTGGAGATATGCAAACTCAAGAAATGAATGATTTTGCACAAGAAGCTTTTGGCGTTAACTTATACGAGAACGATCCAGAAACGTTACCAGAGTCACAAGAAGAGTTAGATCTTCACATGCAGTTAACTTATAAACAGTCTGTAGAGATAGCGGAAGAACAAGCTATAAACGTTTTAATGGATGGAAATAATTACGAGCTAATTAAAAAGAGATTTTATAGAGATTTAACTGTGTTAGGTATTGGAGCTGTAAAAACTGGATTTAATACTTCAGAAGGTGTTATTATAGATTACGTTGATCCAGCAGACTTAGTTTACTCGTATACTGAATCACCATATTTTGATGACGTTTACTACGTTGGTGAAGTTAAGACAATACCTATAAACGAGCTAGCTAAACAATTCCCACATCTAACACCAAGTGATTTAGAAGAAATAATACAAACAAGATCTGTACATACCAACGACTACCAACAAGGTGGCGGAAGATATAGAGACATAGACAACAACCAAGTTCAAATATTGTATTTTAACTTTAAGAGTTATATGAACGAGGTTTATAAAATGAAAGAAACTGGAACAGGAGCTTTAAAAGCTATTGAGAAAGAAGACACGTTTAACCCACCGGCAGATAAAGAAGGTGGATACGAAAGATTACACAGAGCTATAGAGTGTTTATATGAAGGAGCTATGGTTCTTGGTACTAGTAAATTACTTAAATGGGAAATGGCTAAAAACATGATGCGTCCTAAAAGTGATTTTACAAAAGTTAAAATGAATTATTCTATAGTTGCGCCTAGGATGTACAAAGGTAAAATAGATTCGTTAGTAAAACGTATTACAGGTTTTGCTGATATGATACAGCTTACTCATTTAAAGTTGCAACAAGTAATGTCACGTATGGTACCAGATGGTGTTTATTTAGATGCCGATGGTTTAGCTGAGGTTGATTTAGGTAATGGCACAAACTACAGTCCACAAGAAGCATTAAATATGTTTTTTCAAACAGGATCTGTAATTGGTAGAAGCTTTACTTCAGACGGAGATATGAATCCAGGTAAAGTACCTATTCAAGAAATAACATCTGGTAGTGGTGGCAATAAAATGCAAGCGCTTATAGGTAATTATAATTATTACTTACAGATGATTAGAGATGTAACTGGATTAAACGAAGCTAGAGATGGTTCTACTCCAGATGCTAAGGCTTTAGTTGGCGTACAAAAACTAGCAGCGGCAAATTCTAACACAGCAACTAGACATATATTAAACGCTGGTTTGTTTTTAACAGCAGAAACAGCAGAATGTTTGTCACTTAGAATATCTGACATTATAGAATACTCTCCAACTAAAGACGCTTTTATACAAGCAATAGGTGTTCACAACGTAGCAACGTTAGAAGAAATGTCTGAATTACATTTATATGATTTTGGTATATTTTTAGAATTAGCTCCAGACGAAGAAGAAAAAGCTATGCTTGAAAACAACATACAAATGTCTCTGCAACAACAAAGTATTAATCTTGAAGACGCTATAGACGTTAGGCAAATAAACAATGTTAAATTAGCTAATCAAGTTTTAAAGATACGAAGAAAGAAAAAAGCAGAACAAGACCAAATGGTTGCTCAACAAAATATGCAGATGCAAGCGCAAACTAATATGCAGACACAGCAAGC